GGGATGAGTTTATGAAGTTACCACCAGAGGATATTGCGTACCCTAGAAGCTGCAATGGTGTGCAGAAGTTTCGTGGTGAGTCACAGCTATTTGCTAAGGGCGCTCCCATCCATGTCAAGGGCGCAATCCTATATAACCACCTTGTCAACAAGCAGAAGCTGGAAAACAAATACCCACTGATACAGGAAGGTGATAAAATCCGTTTCCTACATTTACGTCAACCAAATGTATTTCAGTCTTCTGCCTTTTCTTTTATGACAGAAGTGCCAAAGGAACTTGACATTTGTAGTAAAATAGACTATGATATGCAATATGAGAAAAGTTTTGTGGAACCTCTCAAGGTTATCACAGAAAAGATGAACTGGCTGATCGACAGCAGTTACGGTGTACAAGGGACATTAGAGGATTTCTTTTGAGATATTTTAGATACACATTAGATGACTTGCAGAAGTCAGCAGACAGAAAACTATTCACATATATTTCATTCTTTGCAGGCGGTGGTGGATCATCGTGTGGTTACAAACTTGCTGGTGGTGATTGTAAATTTGTAAATGAGTTTCAGCAAGTTGCGGTTGATACATATCTTGCAAACTGGCCTGGTACTCCACATATTTGCGGTGATATTAAAAATGTCACTGGTAAACAAATCATGGAGATGACAGGAATAAAAAAATATGAATTGGATATAATGGATGGTTCGCCACCATGTCCACCATTTTCCATGTCTGGCACTAAACAGAAAGGTTGGGGTAAAGAGAAAACTGCTTATGGTATGAAACAAAAGAATATCGAAGACTTGACATGGGAGATGATACGCATCGCTGGTGAGATGATGCCTAAAGTTATTATTTGTGAGAATGTCAAGGGTTTGACAATGGACTATGCTAAAAGCCACTTAGATCGTATGGTAACAGATTTTGAAGCTCTTGGGTATGCAACTAACTTTCAAGTTCTTAATGGAATTCATTATGGTGTGCCACAAAAACGTCAACGGGTATTTATTATATCTGTTAGAAATGATGTATTAGATGATATCAATCTACCTTGGTTCGGAATGTCCTCTATATTTCCGTCTGCCGTAGATGAAGAGCCTACATTAGAAGACGCAATCGGTGATCTAAGACTTGACAATGAAAACAGTGTAGAGGCAGTTGAACTTTGTGAAGCCATGAAGAAGAGTGCTAAGTATAAGTGGTTAAAACGGTTGCCAAAGAATCCTGACAAAGTAGTATCGGTAGGTGATGATGTTGTTGGTCCGTTCTATGATAAACTAATTGCACATAGAGAGAAGTGGGGGAAAGAAATTCCAGAGAGAAAAAGTTCATTCTATCAATCTCGTAGAGTTCCTTGGCATCAGGCATCACACACTCTTTCAGAACAGGGACTTCAGACTTCATTGGCAGTTCACTTACATGCTGAAGAGGATAGAGTGTATACAACTAAAGAGGCAAAACGCATTATGACTTTGCCAGAAGACTATAAACTAACTGGTACTCTAAATGAGAAACTTGCCAGAATTGGATTGATGGTGGCTCCTATGTGCATGAAATATGTTGCGGGGTCAGTTTATAAATGTGTATTGGAGCCGTGGAATGAAGTACATAGAAGTAAGTAAAGACTTAGGTAAAAAAGAAACCTTTGACAAATGGAACGGTAAGTTTCTGGATGAATCATCATATGATAAGGTTGTTAAAGTAACTGATGAAGATGTTGGCGTGATGAAACCAGTTGTGTCTCTTGATGGATCAGACGTACCGCTTGCATATGTAATTACAAATGCATATGGAGATGATTCCGTGAGAAACACTCTCATGTCTATAGAGGATGTATCTGTGATGAGAGCAAACTGTTCTGGCCCTATTCTAGAAGAAGAGATGCTGAAAAAGGGACTGAAACTAAATGTGGACTATCGACTCAGAACACCAAACTCATATCAGCTCAAAACAAGTAGTGGTAAGTGGGGTATGATTGCATATTCAAATGAAATACACTCTGTGATGATTGGTTACAAAAGAGGCAGATTTACTGGCGGTATTGATGCATCTGGTTGGGTAAAAGAAAATCCAAAAAAGTGGGAAGAACTACAAGTCATATCAAAGTGGAATGAACTTGCATTCATCAAAGCCAACAAAGAGATATATGAGAGACAGAAGGCATTTTGTGAAAACCACATAGAACCAGAATATCGCATTGGTGGTGGTATCTTTACAACATTGTCTGCAAATCGTTATCATGTAGGACAATCAGGTAAAATGGGTTGTCATGTGGACTCTGGAGATTTAAATGCTGGTATGACCACTATGAGTTGCTTTCGTGAGGGTGACTATGGCGGTGCATATCTTGTTTTTCCAAGGTATGGTGTTGCAATAGACGCACCAGACAATAGTGTGATTATCGCAGATAGTAACGAGGTGCATGGTGTCACACAAATCACTGGAACAGGTCAACGATTCACATGTGTTGCATACTGTGACAACCGATTAGCAACAAAAGGTGTGGCTGGAAAGAGTGAAAGAAAGATAGGACGATTTGCTGCCAAAGAGAGTGGAAATCTTGAGGGATTTTTTTCGTGACCCTACCTTTCTGTTCTCAACCAATGTTAACAGATATCTTATTATGAGAAAGTAAGGTCAAGGAAGGACACAGAGTCTGGCAGACCTAATTTTAAGAGTATTTTTAAAATGAACCAACGTGAACTAGATAGAAGAGTGGCGAATTGTGCAAAAAGGATTATAGATTTTGTGCAAGATAGATTACATAGATGGACTAAAGATTTATCAAATGCGAAGTCTGGAGCCGATGCTCTTGAAACTAATAGAAAAAGAGAATACACAAGAAGTATTTTTTATGATAAAGTTGGAACTGGAGCTCCTTTGTGTACAGCAACAACTAATCTAGGATATTATATTAACAGTATTTATAGTTATGAGGGAAAAACAATCTTAGACCATGTGTTACCACCACAACTTCTTGGTGAATATTTTCTAGATAAATTATGTGGATATCATACAGAAAAAGATATCTCAATACTTACGATTGAAAAAATATCAGAGTTAATTAGAAATTGTTTTAAAGTCATAGAAGTTCCAGACAAGTCTAGTGAACTATCTGTTCTTGATAGTAAACCTAAAAGCATTAATCTTTTACTATCGTATCATAGTTGTTATTCAAAACAGGCCATTAAGAATCCAGAAAAGTATATTCCTATCATTATATCACAAAAATACAAATATCTTAATGAACACTCAGACGGAGTTTTGAACTCTAATATTTTCAAAGGAAATTTGACTGTCATGAGAGATGGTAGAGAGGCCACAGATGAAGAGCTTTCATGGTTATTTGGAACAGTAATAGAAGGGTTTGATGAATGGCAAATGGAAAAATATAATGCAATATCTTTAGGTAATAATAAAACTAACTCAATAATGTCACTAAAAGATAACTCTGTAGGAAATCTTGAGGCTTTTTTTGAATAGGGGTGTTGACAAACCTTTATTCGTGTGTTACACTAAGGACAATAACTGGAGTATTATGTAATGGATTATGTAGCTACAATTGATAATGTAGAAGATTATCAAAATACATTATTAAAAAATGTGATCGCTGCACTTTTGGTGTGGGATGATTCTAAAGAAGTATGGATTCCGTATTTCTTTAGAAAAACATTTAAGAAAGAATCTAAGGTAAAAGATTTAAAAACGTATAGAGGTTCTTCAAAAGGTAAAAACAAAGCAAACCCAAAGATAATAAAAGCAATAGATGAATCATCAAAACCACCAAGAATTAACATTATTTCTCACAATGTTTCTAAAGGTGACTTAGGTACTCTTGAGCAGAAAGCCGTAATGGAATTCAATTTTCCATATGGTGGTCATCATGTAGATTCCGATTGTTTCAACGAGAAATATCCAACTGACGGTATTCCAGAGGATCAGATGAGGAGTAATATTGCTGCTGATCGTCTTAGGGAAAAGATTAAGAAGCATAAAGACTCAAATGATCCGTTTGAGTTTCCCACTGGATTTTCTGGAAAAGATTTCATACAGTATTTAAAATATGAAAAGTTGTTTGTGCAATCTAGATGGGAAAAGGAGGGCAGTAAAGAGTCAGTTGCTTATTATACGATAAGAATGGGAGAAAAACCATTTCCTGATCAATGGCAAGGACACTTAATTTTACTAATGCCGCAGCAAGGTAGTAATCAACCAATTGACACAGGCAGTAATCATAACCCAAGAATACTAGATGGTAATCAAAGTGGTGAGGCATGCCTCAGGGTTCCTGATATGCCAGGACTAAATGATATCAGAATACCATATGAAGATCACTATCTTATAAACGAAACTGATTTAGAAGCTATAGGTAATGAACTAAATGCAAAGCCTGAGGTGCAACAGGATCATACTGATGACAAAGACATCTTGAGAAGTATAAAAAACACACTAATAGCAAATAATTTATTTACGAAAAAAAGACCAGACGGGACGGGGGGAAACCCAAAAGTTGATCATTATATTGTAGATAAACTTTTTCCCCCACTTAATTTATCTGATAATCTTATAAAATTTTATAAGAATACAATTAAAAAAGAGTATGCAGATGCTCAAAAAGAAGAGATACGGCGGCAAAAAGGATATTATGATTTTTCTGTCTCTGCTTTAAACGCTAATAATGGAGATAATGGCAATAGAAGACAATGGGATAATGTTACAAAAGATTTTGATAGAAAAAAGTATGATCTTGTGCATATATTTCGACAAGGTATGCCCGAAAAGATATCGTTAAGAATACTGGGTTACAAAAAAGAGAACGGCAAGTGGCCTAAAAATGTCTTGTCTTTCATGACGCCTGAAATGGAAAAAAGATATCAAGAGGAAAAGAACAAGGTAAGTGATTGGAAAGATGTAATCCATAATACAGCTGTCGAATCTGAAGTGACAATAGTCATAGTGAGTCCAGTTGGTGAAGACTATACAAAGATTACAAAAGATTCATGAAAATTTCTATAGTATTAGGTAGAGGAATCGAAGGGTGCGGTGTGACCAAAAATTCTGTCGAGTGGGAAACTTGGCTAGAAGATAATGGTCACACTGTAACCGTCTATGCATCTAAAGATAAAAAATGGTCGAGAGACAGCGCTCATAATATTAAGAATCTAGTTCATGTCCGATTTGATAATGATGATTTCGATCAAGTTTATGAGGGGTGCAAGTCCTCTGACATAATTATCTTTAGCTCTCTGCCGTCCACAAACCACAGTCAGAAGTGCGTCAATAACTTCTCTAAATTATTTGATTTGGATGTTAAGAAAGTATCTTTTCAGCACGATCACAATAAGTCAAGCTTGAGGAGAAACAACCAAAAACTTCTCATGGACAGCATCGAAAAGGTTGATATGATCTTTGCACACTCCACGATGAGTGATTTTGCAGATATGGTCAAGACTCCAAATCTATTTGATATGAGAGAAAGAGAGATACATTTACGTCAGCCTGCAATAAACTTTGCAGAGCATAAGAAATATCGAAAGCCAGTAGACCAGCAAGACTCTAAGCATCACAAATGGGTAGGAAGAACTGCTCGGTGGAAAGGGTATGACTTGATGTTCAACTGGCACAATTATCTGAAAGATATTGGCCACCTAACTACATTTGAAGGAATTGAAAAGAGTCCAGTATTCATAGAGTTTAAAAGGGATTTTGAGTTTTACGATTGCTTAGGTCTAAATCCAGATGAAGTAGACTTGCAAGATAGATACGGAGAAAAGGCCACTGTTTTCTCTCAATATATAAATGAGGAAATGCTAGAAAGAATGTCACGATGTGGTTTTGGATATCAGCTCAGTATCTTAGATGAAAAGTTCCTAGAGAAATCTTTAGAATTCACTCATTTGGAAATTGTTGCAGTTGGAGCAATACCCGTCTTCAGAAAGGAATACGGAGACATTTGTATTCATCGCTATTATGATAAACCTTTAACAGAGTTAGATAGTGGAACAATATGGCTTTCTCATGACAACATGGAAGAGTGCAGAGGTTTAGTGCAAGAGCTGTCTGTGAATGAAGACCTGAGAGATGAGTATAGAAATAAATCATATGAAGTATATTCTTATTATGATAGCAAATATATTATTCAAGAAATGTTTGATAAAATAGTGGAATTTTAGAATGGATAA